CTTGAGTTTATCAATAGCAGGATCTGAGATATCTGCAACAGTAACCTGCAGATGATCCGTCCAGATTCTGGATATGTTATCATCTAAAGTACCTAACTGTTTTGTTTGTTCCTGGCTTTGCTTGACCTTGTCTTCATCATTTAACTTGACTGTCTCAGCAATGACCTGATCTTCAGGATTAGCGATTTTACTTGGGCTCACAGAAGCAGCAGGTTGTACACTGCCCTGGAGTTTAGTGACACTTTCCTGTAACTTCTTCTTTGCTTCTAATCTTTTTTGCTTTAGATCAGATTCGGTTTCTTTTTCTTGGTCTTCCTTCTCTTGATTATTTCTATCTTCTTCCTGTTCGTTGTATTCCTTTTCATCTTTCTCTAAAGAAGATAGTTTCCTTTTATTCGAAACATCTTTTATTGCAAAGATACTTGCGAATAATCCACCAAGAATATTGCCGCTAGAAAAGTTATTATTGGCAATATCAAGAATTGGTGTTCCCTTTTCTTTCAATTTGCCAATTTTTTCTTGTCGTTCTTTTTGCTGTTCTTTTAATTTGTCGGATTCTTTTTGTTTCGCTTTTTGTTTCGCTTTTTTTAATTCATCTTTATCTAGCTGAGTCAAACCCTTTACTGCTTCGGCATACTCATTCTGGGTTTTTTGTAACTCAGCAGCTGCAGCATCATCAGCTTTCTTTTTCTTTTCTGCTTTATTTGCAGCAGCATCATCAGCTTTCTTTTTCTTTTCTGCTTCTCGTTCTGCTTTATTTGCTGCAGCATCATCAGTTTTCTTTTTCTTTTCTGCTTCTCGTTCTGCTTTATTTTCTGCTCTTTCTATATCTCTTTCTGCATCTCTCTCCGCTCGTACTGCTCGAGCCTTTTCCCTACGTCTATCCTCGGTGTCTTTTCTGCGGGACTCTTTCTGAATATTCTCCGAGAGCATATCCACAAATGCTGAAAGCTGAGAAGACATTTCTCCGAGTTGCTTAGTTGCTTTTTCTGAATTAGATGCAAACTTATCCAGAATTTCCGGTAGCTTTTTGTTTGTGTCTTTATTGCTTGGCATTTTTTCTTCTCTCGTTTTCTTCTTCGATATGTTTGTTCAACAGAGAAATATAGATCTCTCTTTCCCATGGGTACATATTTTCAAGTTCACTCAGAGAATACTTGTAGAACTGCATCATAGTAAAATTACTCAAATAGTAATTCATCAACGTTTCATTATTAAGAATTAGACGAAAAAATCAGTAAGACCTTCCAGAACAATCACATCCTTGAACCCACACTTCCTGCAGGTAAAATCAATACTCTTCCGAAGCTTGGGAGCATTCACATAGAATTCCAGAATAGATTGGAATGATGTTAGGTTCAACTCGGATAGGAATGTAACCAACTCATCTTTGGTGAAGTCATCATAGATCTTTTCCTGATCTGCTACGGTCAGAGTATCATTGGCAATTGCTTCGATGAGAATCTTGGGGTCTCGCTCCGAGTTGTACTGTTCGAGTAACCTGGCAGACTTGATTGAAGGATAACCCAATTTGATAATGATCGTATCCTGTAATTGAATTTCCTGACTCTTGGCTTTTGAGAAGTCTACCTGAATATCTTCCAGATTAAGTTCGATCTTATTAACAGTGCCACAGGCTTCGTCTGCTACCTGATTATTACATCTGAATGCCAAAGAGGAGATTTCTCCCACAGACTTGGAACGAAGACGAAGTAGAATATATTCAAGATCAAAGTATGTCAACTTATCTGTGTTGATGTCTACGGTGCAACAGGATTCAATCAGATCTTTGACACATCTGGATAGTTCTTCGGGTTCCTTTGTTTCCTGGAGCATCAGAAGAATCTTCTGCTCCTTTACTGTGTAGGGACGAAAGATAAAAGACTTCTGAGTAGAAGGAAGCTTCACTTCAAATGTGGGATGTTGCAGTTTAGGTAGTGCCATTTATATCTCCATTATTAGATCATTATTTTATTGTTTGCCAATTGTAATTGTTCGTACGAGAAAGTAACTGCGAATTCAATCAGTCTATCGGTTTCTGCCCAGGATATATCTACTTCATCAAGACTTATAGGAATAGCATTGAGAACCTTTACTGAGTATGCAATGCTATCTTTTGTGGTTCCTTGGTTTGTACCAGGATCTAGAGGTGCACCTTTAAGACCAGCTGTCACATTGAATGTTTTTGTCTTATTGAATTCATCATACACATTGATTGTGATGTCCTGTGCAACATCATTATAGTATGCAACAGTGTTGCTTGAGAAATTGGATATTCGATTGAACCAATTCTCGAAGAAATACCTGTCATTAGAATCCGATCTTGCTAAGAATGTTAATCTAAGATCAGTATAGGTTTTGGATGTGGGAACTTTGAGTACAGGCATGCCACCATATAACTTGAAGTCTGTGGTGTTGATGGTGAGTCCAGGAATCTGTGCGGCAATGCAACGTACAGTCAGAGTATCATTGCCGCTGATTATCACCTCAAATTTAGAGGGTTTGAGAACACCATGTGTATTAACACTCTGGATTATGTCGGTTACATTGAATGCCATAAGAGTATTTATTATCCATATATCTCTTTTTCTGTCATGACAATGAACTCAATCTTGTTGTATTCGGCGAACTTCTTTGCTGCAGTCCACTTGGCCTGATTGACTGCATAGGTCTGGCATTCCTTGAGATATGCAGGAGTGAGTCTGGACTTGGGTTTCGGAGGCATTGTCTGAGACAATGGTTTGACTTCAACAATATACTTCTTTATGACTCCTTGTTTGGATATCATCTTAACATAGAAGTCCACAAAGTATCTGTGGGGCTTACCATCAACCGGAGAGATATAAGGAATGACTATCTCTTCCGATCCATACTCCAAGAAGCTAGGATCCTCATCGAATCTCTTAAGCATCGTGAGTTCCCATCGAGATCTCCAGATGATATTGTTGACATTGCCTCGATACTTCTGAGGGTTTTTTGGGAAAAATTTGCCTGAATATGCCATCTAAGATATTTATTCTCAATGTATAAATAATATCTGATATGCCAATCATCCCAGACGCTCCTCCAGATCTAAATCCTTCGGACCAGCAGATTGCTGCATTTCAGGACCAAGTTGCAGCAACCAATGGGTTAGTCAATCAATTATTGCGCAAAATAGTCTATCCTGAAAATCTGATCAAAGCTAATTCAAGATATGGCAATCAGTTTATGGCTCTTTACATCAATGTTACTCCTGGGGGAACTACTTTCTCCGGAGCTAATAACCCTCCTCAAGTCAAAGATGTGAATGGGTCTACAGTAAGTAATCTAACAGGAACTCTTCATGGGGGATCTGTAATCAATAAATTTACTGGTAAAGTCGGAGTTTTAGATACAGTTACATTGAAGACTGCTTCACAGGGTGGTATCATACGAGCAACTGGACAAGGGTCTCAGACTGCATATGCCATATATCTTCCTGTACCTCTGAACCTCTCGACTTCTTTTGGAATGTCATATGTGGATTTTGAACCAGGAACTGATGCTGCTAAATTAGTTGAATCCCAATTAGTAGGACTAGTCGGTGCTGCAGGTGATGTTGTATCAAGAATACCATTCATTGGACCACTATTGGGCGGAGTTACCAAAGTGGTGACTGCTAATGCAGATAATCTTCGGAATGTGCTTGAAGCCAATAAGGCTCTGGCAATCAATCCTCATAAACAAATGTTATTCAAAGGTGTTGCACTCAGAGAATTTGATCTCAAATATAATCTGGTAGCCAGAAATAAATCCGAAGCAGCTGTGTTAGACTATATCATTCGCCTTCTTAGATACTATATGCACCCTGATCTGGACGGAGCCTTTCTATACAAATACCCTGATGAGTTTGACATCGAATTCTACACTCTGGATAAAAATGGCAATGGTGTAAGAAATAATTATCTTCCATTCTTTTCTACGTGTGTCCTCAAGAATATGACTATCAACTATGGTGGTGGTAAGGAATTTGTGACTCACTCAGACGGCGCTCCTGTTGAATATGAACTCACATTGAAATTCGGAGAAACTCAGATCCTCAATAAGAGTGTTATCAATGCCTTTGATGTTAATGTTAATGGTGGAGTGTTGGATATTCAGACTCCTCCAGGACCTGTTAGTCAGGCTGCATTACTTGTTGAAAATGCAGTTAAGAAAGTCTTCGGTGTCGATTAAATGACATACTTCAATCCATTCAACTATGTTGTGTATCCTAACTTCCAGGATCCTGCTCAGTCACTGATCCTGAAGAACATCACAACCCGAGTCGTACGCAAGCTGAGTCTTATTGATGACCAGACTCTTTACTATGACTATACAATGTCAGATCATCAGAGTCTGGAGAGTGTCTCACAATCTCTCTATGGTAGTCCGGACTATTACTGGATCTTTCAGGTGATCAATAACAGGTATGACAGATTCTATGACTTCGTGTTATCACAGGATCAATTCAATAGCTACATCATTGATAAGTATGGATCGATTGCTGCAGCCTCGACTCAGTACAAATACTATCTGAAGTTGGCCTCACCCTCTACATTGACAATAGAAGTCAATGCGGAAACATATAACAATTCTGCCAATGCTTCACTCAGAGTTACTCCAGCAACTGATATGTTTTCCTGGGAGTCAGAACAAAACGAACTCAAGAGAACATTCAAAGTACTTCAGAACAAATACCTGCAGCAATTCGTTAAACTGTTCGCTGCTTTGGCAAACGAATAATGATACTACCTGGCAACTATAAAATCAATACCGTATCAATCATTTCCACCGAAGGTCGGAAACAAATCGATCTGACGGCAATATATACGCAGCTGAATATATTCGAATCTATTATGACGAATTGTATCACCGGATATCTCACCGTCACGGACACATACAATCTGATTAGTGGTAAGAATTATGCGTTGCCTATCATGGGTAATGAGATCATCTATATTGAGGCAGAACTTCCTGCCTATTATATTATGAATGAAAAGGATGAATGGGTGATGGGTGCTCCAAATGTCATCACCTATTACGGTCGAGTCTTTGATATTAAGAACCTCACACTTATCAATGAAGGTGCTCAGAACTACGAGATCCATTTCTGTTCCGAGGAGATGATACTTTCGGAAAATTTGAAGATCAGTCAGTCATATAAAGACAAACCATTTTCTGATATCCTCACATCAATATTTAATGACAACTTCAAAAATACTATTTCTTCATATGAGTTTGAGAGAACATTAAACAATCATACTGTGGTGATGCCCAATTGGAATCCTCTTAAAGCGATTAATTGGCTTGCTTCCAGATCAGTCTCAGCAGCACACAAGACTACTCCATTCTTCTTCTATCAGTCATTGTATAATGACGGAAGCATTGTTGATCGCCAGAATAACTTTGGAAACCACACCAACACTTCCTCAAGCAAGTACTGGTTTCTTTCGCTGGATGAGATGATTGCAATGTGGGATGGTGATGTGAGAAAGACTATCTTCTATGCTCCTGCAAATAATAATTCGACCTACAAGTCTACTGATCCTGAATCCTATATGAGATTCTCCAATGCATTGAATTATGAAGTGACTCATTCATTCGATACTTTGGCGAATACTTCTTCTGGTATGTATGCATCCAGAATGGTTACTCATGACATCACAACCAAGAGTTACAAGGAAACCAATTATACATACGAGGCAGAGTTTCAAAAGTATAAGTATCATGTAGATAATGCAGGATTCTTTACAGGTGTGAAGAACAGTCAAGGAAAGACATTTTCTTCCCCTGATTATTGTGATACTCATACTATGATGACTTCTTCTGGAACATACGAGACTCCGAATTATTTGGACACCATATCATATTCCAGAATCAACAGATTGCAATCCTTGAATACGTATCGATTGAATCTTCTGGTTCCCGGAGATGGTCTGACCGAGCCTGGAGATCTTATTGAATTCAAGATGCGTTCTCTTGAGGTTGGGGATAATGGGAAAACATATGATGAATTCTATAACGGTAAATACTTGGTGAACTCAATCAGACATATGTTTACAAGAAAAGAATATAAAATGACTCTGGATTGTTCCAAAGAATCTTTGAATAAAGAAGTTCGAGGATATACTGCAAGTGCTTAAATCTACCAATCAGTTCATGGGATTTGATGGCTTTGTATGGTTCCAGGGTGTGGTGGAATCCAGAGCAGATCCATTATTTCTAGGAAGATTGAAAGTAAGAATCCTGGGTATTCATACAGAGGACAAGGGATTGATCCCCACTGCAGATCTGCCCTGGGCATATCCTGTTATGCCTATTACTTCGGCCAGCATGAATGGTATTGGTCAGACTCCTGTGGGTGCAGTAGAAGGCACCTGGGTAGTAGGCTTCTTTAGAGATGGTGAGAATTGTCAGGATCCAATGATTCTGGGTACGATTGGTGGATACCCTCAGAAGACTGCTAATAAGCAGGAAGGCTTCAATGATCCCTATGGAACCTATCCTCTGTCCGACTATCTCAAGGAACCAGATACAAATCGATTAGCTCGTAATCAAAAGTTATCAGAGACCATTGTTCAGAAAAAGAAAGATGCTCAGATCTCAGGAGACATTCCGATTGCATTGGCAGCGTATAGAAATTCTGGTGATAATACTTCCTGGACCGAACCTGATCCTGCCTATGCAGCAGTGTATCCTTTTAATCAGGTTATGCAGACTCAGTCTGGGCATATCAAGGAATACGACGATACCAAGGGGCATACAAGAATCGCCGAGTATCATCAACTGGGAACATTCTATGAAGTCTATGAAGAGGATGGTAAGGCAAACAAACTAACCAAGATCAATGGTAATAATTACACCATTGTAGTTGATGATGATAACCTGTATGTGCAGGGATCGATCAACATCACCACCGATGCCAGATGTAATATCTATGCTGCGAATGATCTGAACATCGAAGCCCAATCTAACTGTAATATTCGTACCTGGAAAGACACAACAATTGACACCAGTGGCAGTATCACGATCAGCGCAATTGGTGACATTACTATTCAAGCAGGAGGCAACCTGAATATTAATGCCTCTAATATTACTGCTACTGCTGCTCAGAATATGTTTCTCCACTCAGTTAGCGGAACAGCAGTATCATCTATTGCAGGACTATCGATGATCTCTCAGACCTACGTTGCAGTATCATCTAACACAGGAACAGTTGTGAGTTCCTCAGGTCCGGTAACAGTAACTTCTAATAACATTACCACAGTATCTGGACCGACTCTGTTACTAACATCGACCTTGTATACTTCGGTGGCTTCTGATGCTTTGATTAAGGTTGGGAGTAAGGGATTGGTAGATATCACATCTAGTACAGGATTGGTAAATATCACGTCTCCTATTCAAATCAACATGCTGTCTCCCAAAGTATTCCGACCTGTAAAACTTACTTTCGATATAACTCCAGTAGTATAATCCTATGCCCATACCACTATTACCTCCAATATCAACGGTGTTCGCTCCTATTCTGGCATCTCCAGTTTTCTCGGGGCAACCTTCCTATCAGAAGAAGCTTGAGCTTATACTATTACAGGCAGCAGAAGCCAAGGCGATTCTTGCTCCTATTTTGAAGAGAGGAGTATCCTGGAATAGTATATCCACAGCAGCCTTCGCAGAACTTCGAGCACTAGAGGCCCAGGGAGTAATTCCATCGGATATAGCTGCGACTATTCAAACCTCGCTATCCACAGCAAATAATATTCAGGTTTCGACAACTCAGTTAACTCAGGCCTATGCTAATATTGCCAGTGGTAAAGGCAATCTGACTCAGACTCTAAATCAGATCAATACTATCGCTTCGGATCTCACTCAGAGTACCACATCACTTAATACTACATTAACCGCTCTTAATCTCCAACAAACAGTTGTTGAAGGTGCTACAGGAATATCAAATAGCAAGGCAGAGGTGATACAGATATTCCAGGATTCCCAGGCACAGGCAGCAGAGAATCTTGCCAATCTTACCAGTTCAATCACCTTTGTATCTTCTGATCTATTGTCGGCCAAGACCCAGAATCTCATCACAGGTAACACGGCTCAGACGGCAGCTGCCCAACAGGTATTGTCTCAGGTAACAACAAACATCAAACAGGTAACTGCCATTGCCAATAATATGACGCAGACCATAACCAATGTTCAGGCGATTGCAGATAATCTAAAATCATTCAAGAAATTCAAATTAGGTGATAGTAAGAGAAAACCCAGAAAGGTATTGTATCCTATACCATCATTCCTGAATCCGAATAATAATGCTTATGTTAAGATGTATAAGGATCTGAATAACATCATCACCTCAGTAAATACTGCTATGGAAGCTATTAGTGCCCTGGGAGATGCTGCGGCTGCCCTGGATATATTCTAACTAAATATAAGGTAATGGCCAACTTCACATACAAAGACTTTGATATATCATTCCAGAGAAATGCCAGCACTGGGGATATATACACAGTCACAGATAATGATGCTGTAAAGAGATCTGTTAAACTATTGGTCACAACTGCTTTGGGAGAGAAACTGTTTCATCCTGAAATAGGATCATCTGTGTATTCTTCTTTATTCGAGAATCTAGATGCCTCTACAGTTCTTACAATTCAGCGATCAATTAAAGACGTAATAAATAATTTTGAGCCAAGAGCAACACTACTCAAGGTAGATGTTACCGCAGGATCAGATGACAATTCAGTGAATATTCAAATCTTTTTCTATGTGAATAGAGTTCCTATACCAGTATCAGTTACAGTTAACCTGGAGAGAATAAGGTAAAAAATGGCCGATACAACAACAAAACAAATCTCTGAGTTGGATTTCGAAACGATTCGAAATAATATTGCCACCTTTATTGCCAACAACTCCGACTTCACCGACTATAACTTCGAAGGTTCTGCTCTATCATTTCTGATGGATGTGTTGGCATTCAACACTCATTACAATGCCGTGTATCTCAATATGGCTGTCAATGAGAACTTTATTGATACGGCGCAGATTCGGTCATCTGTGGTTTCTCTTGCGAAGAATATGGGATACACTCCCAGATCGAATAAGTCCGCAATTGCCACCATCTCATTTACCATACCCACTACTGACATTGTTGGAACTAAGATTAGTATAGATAATACCACACTATTCACTTCCACCAATAACGGATCAACCTTTGTATTCTCTCCCACAACAACTGTATATGCAACTGCTGCTGCAGGAAGTAGCGGTAATGTGTATACATTCTCAGAAGTAGACATCAGAGAAGGTTCATATGCAACCCTGAATTATACTTCTGCTGGCCTTGTCAATGAAAAGTTCATCATCAACAACTTTAATATTGATCTAGATTCGATTCAAGTCAAGGTTCAAAATTCTGCAAATGATGTCAGAAGCACAACCTATTCTCTGATATCAGATATCACCACACTCACTCCCACTACAGCGATCTTCTATCTATTCGAAGCGGTCAATAGAACCTATGATATCCAATTTGGTGATGGTGTTCTGGGCACTAAATTAGTTGCTGGTAATATTGTCAATATCACCTACCAGACATCGGCTGCTGAAGCTGGAAATGGTTGTTCTAGCTTTACTCTGGCTTCTGTAATCAATGGAGTGTATACAAATTCTTCTTTAACATACACAAATGTCATTCCTGCATTTGGTGGACAAATCGAAGAATCCATCGATTCAGTTCGTATCAATAGCCTTCAGAACTTCAGGACTCAGGGACGAGCAGTTACTGCTGATGATTATAAGTTCTTCCTAGGTCGAGATTATCCCTTTGCCTCTACCATTTCTGTATGGGGTGGACAGGATGCGATTCCTCCTCAGTATGGCAAAGTCTTTATGTCATTCAAACCTGTTACAGGATACACCCTTTCTACAGCACAGAAAGAATATATTCTAAGTACAGTTATCGATAAGTATAATATTGTATCCATCCTTCCTGAGATCGTAGATCCTGAATACATCTTCCTACAGATCATAAGCACGGCAACATTCAATTCTAAGTCTACGATGTATAAGTCGGGCGACATTCAGACTTTGATTACCTCTGCGATCAATAATTATAATGACACAACTCTGACTCAGTTCGGAACCAACTTCACATACTCTCAGTTCACGTCACTTATTGATAATGCCGATCCTTCTATCATTGGTAACCTCACTCAGGTAACAATGAGAAAGAATATTCCGGTGGTGCTCAATACCTCTTTACAATATACCATTGACTTTCAGAATACTATTCATCCAGGATCAGTTCAGAATAAGTATTCATTCCAGGCAGCGAATGATACCGAACTGAATACGGGCACGGCCAATCTATATCTCGATGATGATTCAATGGGTAACATCAGAATCTATTGCTTCGTCGGTACCGATGTCAAGACAGCGAACTATGTCAACCTGACTGCCGGGACTGTGAACTATACTACTGGTATCATTACTCTGAATAACTTCACACCCTCTAAGGTTAACTCGGACAATACCTTTGATATTGTGGTCAAACCCCAAGAGTTCTCGATTGGTAATATTACTTCCAAGAGAAATACCATTCTGACTATCAGTCCTGCTGATGTACTGGTTTCTGTGACGGCCAACTAATATGGATTTCAATCGTAGTCTATTCATCGAATCTCAGATCCCTCAGTACATCCGGGATACCTATCCGCTGTTTGTGTCTTTCATCAAGCAGTACTATTCCTATCTGGATCGATCCATTGGTCAACTCATTGCAGTAAAGGTTAAGAATTCTGGAAAGAATTATTCTGCTGCTCCTACTGTTCAGTTACAGATCGTGGACAACGTGGTGGGTTCAGTAACCTATGGTCAGTACATCAGTGACACCAAGGGTGCCGTGGTTACTGCTGTGGTGAAGCAGGGACAGCTTACCAAGATTGTGGTCAGTGCGTATGGTTCTGGTTATACCGATGCCGATGCCGTCCGAGCAGTCATCACCGATACCACGGGATCTGGCGCTGTTGCTGCTCCGGTGGTCGTAAACAATCTTGGTAATATCAATCAGGCGACCAAGGCTTCGGTTTCTGTCAGAGACATCGACAATGAATATGCTCTGCTCACCACCTATCTGACCAATGAGTATATTCCTAACTTCCCTGTCAATCTACATTCCAATGATGTTACTGTGGAAGTCAATAAGTTTGTCAAGTTCATCAAACAATTCTATGGGTCTAAGGGAACCGAAGATTCACTCAGGTTCCTGTACAGAATTCTTTTCAATACGGATCTGAACTTCTACTATCCTTCTACGGATATGCTTCGGGTGTCCGATGGTAAGTGGACTCAGAACAATTATCTTTCTCTAACAGGTGCCTCGGGAATAGATCCCAATGGTTATGTGGGTCATCGAGTGATTGGTAATACTTCTAATGCTGTGGCTCTGGTGGATTCTGTGGGAGCAACCGGAGCCGTCTATCTCTATGATCTCTCGGGGATTAATGGAACCTTCTCCTCCACTCCAGAAGATATCTACAACTATCCTATCACTGGTAAGGCCGAGAAGATTGGTACCACCTATAATACCGGAGCCACAGGTATCTTCTATGTTGCCAATGGATCATATCTGGGCACCGATGGTCAACCCTCGTCCAATAAGAAGATCCAGGATTCATATTACTATCAGCAGTTCTCCTATGAACTTCGAGCCGAACAATCAATTACTCAGTTCAAGAATCTGATCGAAGAACTTATTCATCCGGCTGGTCTCAAGTATTTTATCTTCCTTACTCTGAATGAACAGATTGCATACAATATGGCATCGGACTCCGAGACCAATGTAAATCCTCGACCTGATATTAGTATTGTGAGTTCGTCCTCTCCGACCTGTGCTGCACTCGGACCCACCTATCAGAATATTGATTTCTTCAAGAGCTATACCGAACCCATATTCTTTGAGGACTTTTCTGGCACTACCACAACTCAGGGTTCCACCGGAGCCACCGGAGTTCTTAATATTGGTGCATCAGGACACTTCACCAATGATTCGGACCTTGTGGGATTCACTGCCATCATTGGTGCCACTGGTGCTACTGGTGTTCTTACTCGCACAGTCACTGGTTATAATTCTGTCACTCAGAGTATCACCTTTGATACTCCTATTCAATTTGGATCCACAGGATCGGTCTGTAGCTATAGACTTCTGGAAAATCCTCGGTTCACCTTTATCAATAATACTATTGGTACCATGAAGGGTGCGACTGCCTTTGGTAATCTCCTCAACTATGGATTCACCAACTATGTGGTCTCTACTCTGTCCGCTGCGGTAGATGCATCTACTGGTGTGATTCCTGTGGTTACTCAGAACGACGATTACTATAACACCAATGATGTTATTCTGGTTGACTCCGAGAAGATGTTGATCAATGGAGCCACAGGTTCTTTGGCAGGGGCGACTTCCTTTCTCAATGTTACTCGTGGTTACTATTCAACTACTGCCGCTGCTCATACTATAGGAGCCACTGCGTTCAGTACATCACGCCACGCATTCCGAGACTACAAGTTATATGTTACTTCGGGCACAGGCTCAGGACAGTCTTCGACCATCGTAGGTTTTGATGGTGCCTCAGGAATCATCACCTATTCTCCTGCGTTCTCGACTGCTCCGACTACCAATTCAACATACTATATCTCCAAGGATCTATATAATAATTCTGGTTACTTCACAACCTATGTGGATTCTATCACTCTGCTTTCTGGTGGTTCTGGTTATTCATCAGGAGCGACTGGTCCCTTGGTTACAATCGATGCTCCTTTGGTAGGAACTCAGGCCACGGCCTACGCCACGGTGGTTGGTGGAGTTATTACTGCTCTGACTTTGGGTGCAACAGGTTCTGGTTATATCACGACTCCCAAAGTAACAATCACTAATCCTGTTGCGATAACAGTTCCTGCCTTTGCCTATGTAGATCTAAAGAGTAATACCAGTGCTCCAGCCGCAGACTATCTCACATACTCTTCGACTGGTGGAGTGATTCTTTCTGTTCCTGGTGCCACCGGACTCTTCAATACTGCTCGGGCCAATGCTACTATTGCCAATGGATCTATTACCGGAATAGTAGTAATTGATGTGGGAGCCGGATATGTAGAAACTCCCAGAGTAACTTTGAATGGTGGTGGAGCGACTATTACTTATTCTGGAACTACTGTTACGGATACTGGTGGCAAGGCCTATGCAGTAGTGTCTGGTGGTACTGTGGCCAGTATTGGTCTGACTGCCAATGGATATGAGTATACTTCGATTCCCTCAGTAGTTATTGATCCTCCGGGAATTCGTAAAGGTTGCAGAGTTGTGCAGCCATCCTCGGGTGCTCAGGGAAGTGTTGATAAATGGGATCAGGATAATAACCTACTCTACATTTTCAAAGATCCAGTGTCTCCTGACTTCACTGCCTCGACTCTATCCTGTAATGGACTAAATATACCTGTGGCTTCGGTATCTGGGAACTACAGTACACGAGGGAAGAGAATTAAATCCATCCAAGAATCCGAAATAAATATCATAAAGGCCTAAGGAAGAAATGCCAAACATTCTAACAGAATCACTCAGACTCAAGAACGTCAATAACTTTGTCAGCAACGTGACAAATCAGAGTGTCTATTTCTCATTTTCTGATCCCTTTGCTTGGCCCAATGGCGATAACTCTCCCGATACTCCTTTGGACTGTATTAATCTTCAGAACGATATCTTCGGTGATATGGTCTATATGAAGAGAGTACAACCTACCAATGTGGTTAATGTGGTTCCTTATTATAGTTGGGTTACTGGCACAAAGTATCAACAGTACAGTGCAGCAGTAGATATCAAGACTCTCACCACTGCTCAGACATATACTCGGGCCACGGCCACAGCAACTGTGTCTGGTGGAGTTATTTCATATACAATTACAAATCCTGGTTCTAATTACTCTACTGCTCCTACAGTAACTATTACTGGGGCACCAAACACAGCCATCGCCGTTGCTACTATCTCTGCGGGTTCCGTGACTGCAATTACATTCACCTCAGGCAATACTGGGTACACTGTGGTTCCGACAATTACATTTTCCAATCCTCTGACTCTATCAGGTACCACTCCTTCCACATTTGATATTCAACCATTCTATGTTGTCAACACTTCCAACAAAGTATATAAGTGTCTTGGTAACAATAGTAATATCAGCACAGGAAGTACTGTTGAACCTACTTCGACATCTACTGCGGCAGGTGCTTCAGTAACAACTTCTGATAATTACATCTGGAAGTATATGTATACCATTCCGGCTTTTGATGCGGAACAATTTCAAACAACTAGCTGGCTGTCTGTAAGAACCATTGCATCAAATGATGGTTCGGATCAATGGACGATTCAACAAAATGCTCTGGCTGGTTCTGCTCCCTATCACGGTGCCGATGCTATCAAAGAATTGAATGCCACCAATCTTATGGTCAAGGTTCGAGTCAATGGTAATGAAGGTGGTCAGATTGTAGACACCAATGAGTATCGGCAGATCGGTATTGTTTCCAATCCTATCTTCACCGGATCATATTATAATGCAGGTGCGACAGGAGCAGGTGGTGCCACCGGACCCAATACTCTGAGATTGAATGCTCTGCACGCAGCGACTTCTCCTATGATTTCCACCACACCATATTATCCTACTGCTGGTAAGAGTATGGTAATTCTATCTGGTACTGGTGCAGGTCAGGTTAATGTAATCAGTAACTATGTCAATCCTGCCGTGTCCTTTGTTTCTAACTGGACAACCATTCCTGATACAACTTCTAAGTATGGTATTCTTGCCAACTCGGCTGTACTGAATCAGTGTGTGGTGCTTACTCTGGCTACCACAGGAACCTTTGCTCTGGATTCTACCGTAACAGGTACATCAAGTCTTGCCACAGGATCTGTTGTGAAGTATGATGCTGTCAATAAACAAATCTATCTCACTTCAGTAACAGGAACATTCACCACCTCGGATCAGGTCAATTCAGTTGTGGTTACTGCGGTGACTCCTGCGGCGACAGTTGCCAACTTGGGGGATATTCTTTATGTGGAGAATAGAAAGCCAATCACAAGATACCCAGATCAAATAGAAGATATAAAAGTTGTCATCACCTACTAATAAATACTTCAGAGGCCAACTATTAAATGTCTGTAATTTCCACTCTTAATTCAGCACCCTACTTTGATGACTACTCTCCCGAGACAAAAGACTTCCTGCGAGTGTTGTTCAAGCCTGGGTATGCGGTCCAGGCAAGAGAACTGAACCAACTCCAGGCCATTCTACAGACTCAGGTCCAGAGATTCGGTAGCCATATCTTTAATGATGGGTCTCTTATTCTGGGCGGACAATCTACTCTGGATGTTACGACTGCTCGGTATCTTGTATTGTCAGGCAACACTCAGACAATCACCGCATTCGTTGGTGCCACAATTACTGGTGGAACCAGTGGAGCAGTTGGTCTTGTTGTTGCCGTAGATTCCACAGATCCCAACACTCTTATCTATAGGCCTCAGAATGGCCTCTCATTCTCAGCCTTAGAATCTGTTGCTGTGACTGGTGGTCTTACCACTCTAACTAATGTCACTGTGGCTGCTGCATCCTTCTCTGGTTCGTCCTCAACAGTATCAATCGACAATGGTATCTTCTTCACTCAGGGTAGCTTTGTAATCTGTCCTGCTCAGACCGTGTATCTGAATAAGACTGATAATGTTCCAACCAAGAAAGTTGGTCTGGTAGCCAACATCACCACGGTGAATTCCACAGTAGATTCTACTCTACTTGATAACGCCAATGGTTCCTATAACTATGCTGCTCCGGGTGCAGATCGACTTCTGATCAATCTGGTACTTACTGCACTGGATATTAATTCAGTAACCAGTGCAAGTTCTTTTATTGAAATTCTCCGAGTTGATACTGGGGTTCTTCAGCAACAAATCACTGGTCCTTCATACTCTGAAATTTTGAAGGTGCTTGCGAGACGAACCTATGATACAAATGGCGACTTCATTGTCAATCCCTTTGTTGCCAATCTTGAAGTCGATCCTGCTGTGGGTGCGACTGGTCCTTCGATGCTGCTCAAGATTGCTCCGGGCAAAGCATTCGTAAAGGGTTTTGAGATATCCACAATCGCCAAGCAATCTCTTCCGATTAATAAGGCAAGAACCACTGCCACGGATACAAATCATTATACAGCAATCACCTATGGAAATTATGCAATCGTAACCCTTTCCAAGGGTCAGCCTACCATCAGTTCTTTCCAGAGTCTGTATCTTTATGATAGCGGCAATGTAACCATCGGTACTGCCAGAGCAAGAAACATCGAATACTCTGGAACCGCTGGCAGTTACAATCTATATCTGTTTGATGTAACTATCACCACTGCCAATAAGACCTTCACATCTGTTACTGCGATTGGTGATAATATTGTCAAGGCATCTTCGGTTCAGTTATTCCTGATTACCACTCCGGCTGCTCTATCATTCCCCGGAACAACTTCATTGGTATATGATACTGGATATGATGTTGTAGATAATCTATCGAGTGGCACGATGAACGTTTCTTATCGGAAACAGTTCTCTGTGGTTCTTACTGCTGGATCAGGAACTTTCCAGACTCCATTTGCTCGTGAACGTTTCCAAGGTACCGCAGGAACCACGCTAGATTCCGCAACCAAATCAGTATATTATGTTGTGACTGGTGACTCTGGTACTGCATACGCTCCTATCACGACATACACTCTGGCTCTGGATAATCCTTCTATCTCTAGTCAGCAGACCGCAACCATTTCCGCAATCACCGGATATGCTAGTACTGGTACTCTGACTGTTACTGCATACATCAATAATAGTAATGCCGTACCCAATACCAAGACTTTGGCTCCGATATCAACTCAGGGTAAGTTTGGTGCGAATTCGACTGCCAGCACAAACGTCACTCTGGCTGCTGATGCCTCGACTACAAATAACTTCTATAGCAATCTCACCATCACCTCAGGTACTGGTTCAGGCAGTACTGTATATACTGTTAGTTCATATGTGGGTTCGACTAAAGTTGCAACACTTACTGTGCCTGTCACAGTAACCACGACCTCTACATACAATGTATGTCCTACATTTACCACAGGTGGTTCTGGTACAGGTTATGTCTACTCGGCCACAGGAATGGGAACTATTTCTCTGGGTGTGTCAGATGTAACTCGAATCGTAAAGATCATCACCACTGCCTCAGGCAATCCTACCTCGACGGATTGGTTCAATACTGCCAATGATGTTACTGGTAAATACACATTCGATACTGGCCAGCGAGATAATTACTATGACTTATCTTCTGTCACATTAGGCACAGGTCAGGCTGTGGCCACTCCTGTGGTAATCTTCTTTGAATACTTCTCTCACGGTATCAATGATGGGTTCTTCTGTGCGAATTCATATAGCAATAAGAATCTGCCTCAGTATTATAATGATTCTCACGGAATAAGAATCAATTTATTCAATGCTATCGATTGTCGTCCAACAAAGCTGACCTCTACTACATTCGTCAGTGCTCAGACAATTGCTGCTCCTAACTCCAACTTCATCTCTACCATATCATATTACCTTCCGAGAATCGATAAGATTGTTGTAACCTCTGATGGTAAGTTCCTTGATATCACAGGCACACCTAGCAAGTCGCCCAAGGCTCCTGCTGATATTGATAATTCTCTTGACCTGTATACGATGTACATTCCTGCGTATACATATGGAACTGATTCAGTAGGTCTTACTGCGATCAGCAACAAGAGATATACAATGAATGATATCTCAAAGCTGGAAGATAGAATCGTCAACCTTGAATATTATGCTGCTCTGAGTGCCCTGGAACAATCCACCTCGACCTTTAATGTGGTTGATGCCAATGGTAATACTCGATTCAATAATTCTATTCTGGTTGATTCATTCACCGGAACAAATATTTCTGATGTATTCAATCCTGACAATACTTGCTCTATTGATATTGCTGATCAGGAACTTCGTCCAGCATTCCTCCAGAGATCATATGGTCTATCATTGGTATCTACTGATGGAGCCACAGGATACACTCAAAGAGGCGATCTGGTTACTGCTGCGTTTGATGATTCGAATACCGTAGTATCTCAGCCTCAGGCCACAACTCCAATCAATCTCAATCCCTTCTCGGTGTTTGATTGGGTTGGTAGTCTTACTATCACACCGAACAATGATACTTGGTATGACATTCAGGTTGGTCCTATCAACCTCACAAGTCCCAATGGCATCTATGATAACTTCCATCCGGGTGCAGTCAATCCTTATGGGTCGTTATACAATCAGTGGAATAATCTCTGGTATGGTGTACACACAACAACATCATATGAGAACACCACAGAGTATGATTCAGTATCAACAACGACCAGAGGAGCCGATGCCACGGGTTCTGTCTATGGTCTACAACCCATAACTCCGGGTAGCACGGCGGATAAATTATTCGGTCCCCTGGCAATATTTTCCGGCCACAGTGAGGCCATAGCCACCACGTCTGTTGCTGTTAGAAAAGGCCCCTTCCTCACTTCTGATCCAAATGATATTGTTGGTTACTGGAATCTATATACAGAACCAACTTATGTTACCAATATTACAACAGTTCCTCGCTCAGTAACCAATGCAGTAACTTCATCGACTAATGTTCCGGTGCCTCCTCCGATTGGTCTGAATCAATATCAGATTGGTAATATGGTTACCAATATTGCGATGACTCAGTTCATTCGTTCACGGACTCTGACATTCTCGGCTGTGGGTCTTAAACCATTTACCAGAGTATATCCATTCTTCGATGGTAAGACTGCGACTGCTGGTGTCACTCCGACTGGCGGAACCTTGGGTGGAGCACTAACAACTAATGCTGCTGGATCTGTATCTGGAACCTTTGCGATCACTCTGGGTGCATATTACACTGGTTCTAATATTTTCCTTCTTACTGATAATATTAATGGTACCAGAACTGCTGAGTCTACTGGTTGTCAGACAACCTATAAGGTTCAGGGTCTTGCCGATCCTTCCTTGAATCTGGCCACTCCTCTGGCCCTGGTTGATGCTACTTCTTCTCAGTCCTTGTCTCAGAATCAACCCCAGACAAAGATCTATCCTCTGGCTCAGACATTCTATATTGATGGTAAGAATTATCCTGAAGGCATATTCCTTTCCAAGGCTGATCTGTTCTTTGCAACCAAGGATCCGACTCTGCCTCTTACAGTACAGATTCGAGATACTTCTAATGGATATCCTTCACCCACAAATATTCTAAGTACAGTAACCATCTCTGCGGCTTCGGTTAATACATCAACAACCGGAACTGTGGCAACAACTGTAACCTTTCCGAATGTTGTATATCTGAAGCCGGGCGAATACTGTATCGTTCTGATAGCAAATTCTAATCTGTATGCACCCTGGGCTGCTGTGGTTGGTCAGAAACAAATCGGTACCTCGACCCTGATCTCTCAGAGACCCTATGTTGGTAATATCTTCAGAACCCAGAATGCTTCTTCCTGGACGGCTGATGTTACTACGGATCTTGCATTCAATCTATACTACTGCAAGTTCAATCCCGCTGCGCCTTTCGTAACAACCTGGAGTGACTATGATAGCTCTGGTGGTGTTCCCACTGCGGCTGATAATATCATCACAATCAATACAGTAGCAGGTTCTACTGGGGCCACGTTATACTTCACTGATATTATGGCTCCGAGTCTGGTGTATGGTGCCATTGTTGGTTCGACTGGAGCGACTGGTGCGGTTCCTTCTTCTACCACAATCACCGGAGGATCAGTCACCGCTGGGTCGATCACACTATCAAACACACTGAACTACTCGATTCCCTCAGGAACTCCGATCACCTTTTATCGGAAACCTCAGGGAGTGATTCGTCCTAATGTGATTATGGTTCCTGATGAATCATACAATCCGTTCTCCTCCACATCAATCGTTCAGGCAATCAAAGGATCTACTGGTCCTGGTGTTATTGATGGATCATATACCACACTACCAACCAATAAGAACTTTGCCTATCCTTCGAGTGCTTATCAGGTAGTGACTGCTGGAGAATCATTCCGTAAACAGGTAACCTGTGCTACGACTTCTCAGTATGTTTCTCCGGTGCTCAATGCAACTCGTCAGTCAGTTATTGCCGTCCAGAACGTAGTCAATAATGTATCTGGATTTACTACAACTCTTACTGCTGATGTGGGTTCGACTGGTATCACGATTGTTGGTGCTCTGGCTGCAACAGGTGCTGGTGTTGTTCAGCAACTTGGTGCGACTAGCTTTGGTTCTTCGACTCCTACCTCTGGTGTTATTATCAATGGTGCGGAACAGATCAATATCACTGGTGCGCTGGGTGCGACTGGTATCACAGTAGTTCGTGGCTACAATAGCACAACTCCTGCGGCCACTGGTGCTCTGGCACTACTGAATCGGTTTTCAACAATCATTCCTGTTGCCAATGCTCTTACAATCAATAACAATGATATTCTAAACTTCACCGGAGCTACTGGTCCTGGTGCTGAATTTATGCAGGTTGTCTCTGGTGGTAATGTCGCTAATGCAACTAACCTGACTGTTATTCGTGGATACAATGGATCGACAATTGGTTCCACAGGGGCATCTGGTATTGTGAATGATATTACTCTGGATGAGACTCGACCGACTGGTGGTGGTGCCTATGCCAAGTACATCACCCGTCCAGTGGTGCTTAGTACCAATTCATCCTACATCAAGATTTATCTGACTGCAAATAAACCTGCTAACTCAAACGTCCTTGTTTACTACAAGGTTTTGTCGGCTGATGATTCTTCTACACTGGCCTCAAAGAATTGGACTCTGATGCAGCAGGTAACTCCTGCGACATCTACCTATTCTACTGATCCAACTCAGTTCCTTGAATATCAGTTCTTACCCTATGCGTCTGGGGCGACTGGTGCAACACAGGCAATCTACTACAACTCTGGTGGAGTTACTTATACTAACTTCATTAAGTATGCTATCAAGATTGTTATGTTGAGTGCCGATCCGCTACTGGTTCCCCGAGTATCTGACTTCAGATCAATCGTACTACAATAGGTTGGAGTATATGAACTTCATACAGACTAATACACCAGGAGCTATCAGAGATCCTTATTCAAAGGCAATTCACTTTGTCGATAATAAGGCTCGGACTGAGTTCCTGGAGAAACAGAAGATTCAGAACGAAATAAATACTCTAAGGAAGTCTGTAGAAGAACTGAGCGGGACTGTTGCGAAAGAAATTCAGGAAATAAAAGCTCTATTACTTTCGGCTATCTCTAGAGGAAATAGTTAATGCCATCAACGTCAAGGCTTAAAAGTTCGGATTCTCTCGCTCAATGGGCGCAGAAAACAAATCAACTTGCGGACCAGGTTGATGTAATCAGTGCAACTTCAGGATCGATTGGTGGGTCTGGATATACTTCTGGACAGATCGCTGCATATGGAACGTCCTGGATCAACTATACACCTGGTGCGGATCTGTCTTCCGCAATCTCTGGTGGTAACATAAACTTCACAATAACTCCTGCTGCATTTACAAACAAGACTGCCATCACCTCAGTAGATACTGCCGCTGATTATCTGTTGATCTATCAGAACTCTTCAGGATTGGTCAAGAAAGTCAATCCTCAGTATATTGCCACTCCGGGTGGATCCACTACCTTTGTACAATTTAATAATGCTGGAGCCTTTGGTGGGGCGACTGGATTCACATTCTCGGCTGGTGTGCTTTCGGTGCCTACTGGTTTGACCATCAACACCAACAATCTGTATGTGGCTGGTGGTAAGGTTGGTATTGGTAATGTTATTCCGGCTCAGCCTTTGGATGTTACTGGTAATATTGCTACCTCGACTGCATATTATGTTGGTGGGAATTCTGTACTCAGTGCAACAACTCTGGGTGGTGGTGTTGTTAATTCAAGTCTCACCTCTGTAGGTACCCTGACCACACTCAATGTCACTGGTGCAGGCGTATTTAATTCCTCAATTCAAGCAGCAACATTGCTTATTACTGGAGCAGCCACATTCAATGGTGCGGCAACATTCGCTGGTGTGCTTAAAGGTAATCAGAACCTGGTTGCGGCTGCGGTGGGAAATAATACTCTGTTAGCAAATACCATCTATAACATCGGATCGACTGGTGTGATGACTCTGCCGACTCCAGGATCCACAGGAGTCTTTGTAGGATTCAGACCAAATAATTCTACAATAAATAACTATTCAGTAACTGGTTCAACAGGAATTATGGGAGTTGCTCCTCCCTTGGTAGTTGATAGTGCATCACCCTTTGATCTTGTCTACACAGGTCTGGGTTGGGTTCTAGCATAAAAGAGGATAATAATTAATGTCAAATCTTAGTCAATTTTTGGGTGGATCTAGTCCCAAAGTTTCAGAATTTACCACTGGTGGAACGTTTACTAAACCTTCTAATGTGTATTGGGTTTATGCATTTTTATGT